TCTACATGCAACCCCCTCCGCCACCTTTTATGTATCCACCTCAACACATGTCAGATGCACCGAGAGTTCCAGATTTTCTGAATTCTCTGGATAAGGTTGCATACATAGTTATATTTGTAGCCTTTATTTTAGGCTTCTTCATGGGCAAGACTATGCAACCAGTTATCCTTCGCCCCGGGTGAAGCGGGTAAGAAGTCCTTTACTGATGTGCTTTCGTCCTCTAAAAGTTTTTCCGATCTTCTAGTAATTGCTGGTCTAATTACACCGTCAGTAACTACTTGAGAAGCCAACGACATTTCATCATCCAGTGCACTTATACGTGTTATCCTAAAATTTTTGGGATGACCAAAACTAACGTATCCGACCTCACGTGGTCCTGCATTCTTATCATTTTCAGCCTGGTCTATGAGAGCTTTTTCGACGCGCTGTTTATAGTCTGTTGCCATCGTATTATTAAGAAGGTATATTTTTTTTAATAATATGATCACAATATGGTTTTGATTTTTAATTTTTTTACGCCTTAGATGTAACCTCTTCACCATCATCCTTCGCCTCCGTGATCTCACCAGGTTGAGGCTCTTCGGGAATAGAAAGTTCAGCCTCGCGCTTCTTCTTACGCTCCTCGATCTCAATCTTTACCATCTCGTCAGCTTTCTTCACCAGCTCATCCATAGGAGCATCCGGTGTCTCGCTCTTGAGACGTTCGATAATATCCGCGGGGTGGCTGATAGGGGGTTCGTCTGGTTTGGTGTAAAACCTAGAGTTCTCGTCGCCGGGCTTATCGTACACGGCTGACTCGACCATATCACGCTTACGCTCGTTGAACATCTGAGCAGCTAAAGCCTGGTTTTCCTTATAACCCGTCATAAGCTCTTCGAGTTTTTCATTGGTATAATGCGAATCTTCGATAGCTGCAGGGTCGGGTGGGATTAAGAGCCACTTATACATATCAACCACGTAAATATCAAAGGTTGAATCCTCCCTTTGAAGACGCTTCGCATGTGAAGCTGCCTCTTCGCGAGTGCTGAAAGCGCCTCGAATCTTGATTCCAAACTTATCATTTTTCTGGGGACACTCGGGTCCAACAATGCTAAGGCACGCAAAAAGCTGACCGGGGACGGTCGTATAATCCTGTTCAAGAGACATTATGAATATTTAATGCATGAAAACTTTAAGCCAGTAAACTTAAGTCGGATAGTCAATTAAAGTTTTTATCAGTTTATAAAGTATGGAGGAGTTGCGTCGATTACATAATAACGAAAAACGGATGCTCATCGAGAGTGTCTGTGAACCCGGAATAAGTGTACTCGATGTCGGATGTGGATTCGGTGGGGATCTTCAAAAATGGTTTAAGATGAAAGTCAATATCAACATGTGTGAACCAAGTGCAGAGGCATTGGAAGAAGCTAAAAGACGGGCTAAGAATATGAAGATGAGAGTTAATTTTTACCATGGAGACATTCGAGCGTGTCCAAATCGCAAATACGATGTAGTGTGTTATAATTTTGCTTTACACTACATATTTGAAAGTCGCGATTTATTCATGTCAACTCTTCGAGAAGTCAAAAGACGGGTGAAACCCGGGGGTCGATTGATTGGAATCATCCCGGATTCGGAAAAAATTATTTTTAAAACACCGTTCAAAGATGAGATGGGTAATTTTTTCCGCATGAAAGGGACGAGTAACGGTGATTTTGGTGAGAAATTGTTCGTACATTTATGTGATACACCTTATTACGCGGATGGACCTAAATCTGAACCAGTGGCGCATAAAGATATGCTCATAACACACCTCGAAAATATGGGTCTAATGATGACACATTGGGAAGGGTTAAAAGGGAATCCGATATCCGAATTATACAGTAAATTTATATTTACGTATAGTAGGGATGATACTACCGATACTCATCATCGTTAATATAGTTTTATGGTACACAATTCGGAGAGAACCTGTACTAGAAGAAGTGAAAGAGCGATACCGTACCCTCAGGGAACACCTGGAAAAAACAGATGAACCTAAGTTTCGTATGTTACACGACGAAATTCCCATCGTCGCCTATAAAGGGTCTTTCGTGAGAGGTGTAGGATATAACACGAACAAAGGTCAGGAGATAGGCTTATGTATCGATGGTAAAGTAAATCACGTGTTCCATGTATTATTACACGAACTCGCGCATTGTACGGTGGACGAGTATTCTCATAGTGAAGATTTTTGGGGTAACTATGAAGAACTTCGGAATGAAGCCGTAGCTATAGGGGTCTATGACAACATAGGAACTTTGACCCCATTTTGTGGTAAACAGATTGTCGATAAATAATCTAGGTTAATATAAATGTCTAACACAGGCTTACGGCAACCCGATTTCTTTCCAGGTCTAGATCCTACCAGGTGGAGTCAAACGATAGGCGGATCGTTACTTCTGTGGATGTTGGTGATGGTTGGTACGTTTCTTACCCGCGCAGAATGGATGCCGTACGAAGCTAATATCGCTCTCGTCACTACGATTCTTCCGTTTTTAGTATACGTATTAGCTAATAAAACCATCATCGTCAGTGGAAAAACTGGTCACGTGTTTTTAGCCCTTCTCTTTGCGGGTGGAATCGTGTACGGACTGACTCAGATGATAGACGAACTCAAGGATATATTCAAGAATTACGGGAAAAAGGACGCTAAGAAAGCATGGCCTGCACTTCTAACGATATGCTTATCATGGATTCTTATGATCGGAATTATCTCGCGATTAGGATTAATTGATTTTAGTCTTCCGTATGAGACACTTTAAAAGTATTTACGAGCGATGTAGAACACGACACCGGCAACTGCGCCGGTAGAGGCTAAGCCTACGAGACTACGATTACCCTGAACATTTAAAAACCTGGGAACCGTATTCGCGAGCTTTTCTTGAATTGGTTTGCTCACAGCGACACCCGTGGCGAAAACAACAATGAGTGTATGTAACTGCTCATCGGTGAGATCGAAGGGGTTCTTCTTTGCAGGATTCTCCGTCTTTTGGGCAGCAGCCTGAACCTGGGGCATCATAGCGTTAGCCTGCGCCACTTGAACTGCACGGGGGTCGACCGCCATAAGAGGGGGTTCGAGATAAGCGCCGTCTTGGGGACCACCTAAAACATCTGTGATGGGAGTAGAGTCCATGTTGTCTTTATAATCATGTATATTTTTTTCTTCGCGGATTTCGGGCGCGTAAGCATTTGACTTATTTTCTGGTACAAATGCGTTAGACCTATTTTCCATGTCTATAGGAACCATACCATCAGAACTTTCGGACAAATTCATCGTATAAATATCGGTCGACATGTATATGTATAATCGACTTTTTAAGAATCGCTTTTTTTATGCACGTACTGGTGCATAAAAAAAAGGATATCCAGTACGGGGCTCGAACCCGTGACTTCGGCGTTGCTTTCATGACGATGAAGTCATTTTATATACATTGTTGTATAAGCACCGCGCTCTAACCAACTGAGCTAACTGGATTCTATAATAATTTGGCGTCGTATCTTTAAGTGTATAAAGACATGACGAGTGATGTATTAAATGACGAACGTCGACACACAACCTGAAGAGTATTATGAAGACTTTCTTGATCAACATCTTAGAAGTATGGAATCGCAGCTGCAAAGGCAACATAATCCAGACGCGTTCCGCGAGGATATAAATAAAATGGTTACTGAGATTCACACGGCTTTAGGGTCTGGGCATAGTGAACGTGTGTATCATAACGCCTTTGAGGTAAGTCTTCGTGAACTAAACATTCCATACGAATCGGAACGACATGTTCCCATTTATTATAAGCATCACGTCGTGGGTACGGCGCGCGCTGATATTATCGTGCGTAGAAGTACGGTTCTCGAACTTAAAACGGTGAAAAGTCTCAACGATACCATGATTGCGCAAGCTAAAAAATACCTGACGCAACTTGATTTGACGTCAGCCTACCTGATTAACTTTCCACCGGGTGAAGGGTCCGCACCCCAGATTGCGGAAGTTACACTGTCGGAATAAATTCCCATTGAAGATCTCTACAAATCGCTTTCCATATAATGTCCTGTTGATGCAGTTTCTCTTTAGATTTAAGAAGAGGAAAGTATTGGAGGTATTCGTCTTCGGATAATAGTTCACAAAATTTAAAAAGTACATACGAATAACTCAAAAAGTTTTTTCGTTCAGTCGGACAATTATCGTCAAATGGTTTCTGAATATCTCGAAACATCATTCGTAACTGTTCTTCGAGTTGTTGAGGCATCTTCGGTGGTGAAATACCACTTAAAATATTAGTAATAAACGGTACGTGCTCGTAAAACTTATTCAGTTTGAGTTTTTTTAGTAGTGATCGAACTTTTGCATGTGTGATCTCAGTTACGGATTTAATCTTGATCTTCTTAAATTCATTCCGTAACTGACTAATAACTTCTGGTGGAATTGTAGTCATCTCCTGTGCCTGAAACTGTGAAAGCCACTCGTTAAAATGATTATCACGTTTGTACGAATAATTGATAACTTTTGCAGATGTTTCTTGTTCCTCTTTATATGTAAGTTCTTCACTTATCAATATATCTAACACTACACCACATGAATCGCATACCATTTCACTCTCATTTGTTTTGTACACGTTACTATCTGGACACCGCGGGCATTGGTCGATGAGTTTGCGTTCTATGGGACGATCTATATTCCTTTTTTCGACGTTCACTAAATATTCGACGTAAATATCTTTTTTTTGTTTACCGGCCGTTTCTTTACAGTTGAAAATATTATCCGTGGTAACTTCTCCTTCCGTTTCATCGACATACTGTCGTACGTATGGTATACATCGGGCAATATAATCAGATAACTCCTGTTCATATTCACACCTGTTCGATGGATCACTTTCTATTTTATCGGTTAATTCGTCTACACGATTATTATACCTACTTAAAAAGTTACCTTCCATTTACGTTAATGAAAGTACTGCACAAGTTTTTAATTAACGTAATATACAGTTTGAAAAGGGTGATGCAATTATTTTTCTCTAAACGTGATTATTCTATCGTTGAAACGTATATTGAATATTTTGTCGATCACTCTAAAGATTTTTCGATCGAGACGATGGAAGCTTCCGACCACCACCCCCTTTGGATACAAGAAAGTTATGGAATCTATCCTATCGTAAAATCGTACGGTATATGTTCACTAGATCTCGGACGCGCTGGTATCCTCCCCGGTGACCCTATTCCCAAGCCCCCAGAAGCTGTTACAAAAATAATTGTTCGAATTAAATACTGGTGCAACAATCGTATATACAAATACATAACGTATAATCACGACTATACATGGCCACCGAAGAAGGCTAATACAATGTCGTTCCACGTTCCGTTAGTCGGTGCACAATTACTGGATTCGGCTGACAAGCCAGTAAAAGACATTCTCGAAAAAATTAGACGCTACGCGGGTCCGCGCTCGGATTTTTATGGTGAGAAGATCTTCATAAAAGATGTATTATATCTCGATGAAGTCGCCCTAAAAAACAATCTTCCTCGTATTAAATTGAAAAACTGTCTAGGTATGATGAAAACAGTTGATACGACGACCGGACTCATGTCTGATCTTCGTTTACCTTAGTGGCGAGATAGAATTTCAAGTCTCCTAGGTTCGCGACATTGTACCGTAAAATCAAGAATCGGTTTTGATCCTCCTGCATAATCTGTACTGTTGAACACATACTAGTAGCCTTTGTGAAAATATTCATATATTTCAGGGAATATGTACCAGACATCATAGAACATTCTTCCACACATTGAATTTCCGTCTCCTGATTCGCAAAATCTCCCTTACACATGAGTCGTAAAATATTCCCACCTCGGTGAATTTCTAATTCGTCTCCTATGTTAGACATATCTCTACAAATTCTTTGAAAATCGATGGAGGGTATAGGTGTATTAACCATCATATGCATTTCCGGAACTTCTATTTGATTTTCGTTAATATCAAGAAGTTTCAACTCAAACTTCGTTGATGTTTTTTTCTGTTCACTGTGGATCTCGATATTCATATGTTCTTTCGATCGAATAGACATGATCAGAATATCGTTTACGGTGATAGTTTTAAGAAGTTTGTGCATGTTTGTCATGTTGACGCCACAATCGATTTCTTCCTCGCATTCATACTCTTCAAAATTTTCAGCTGGAAGATGCATATCGATAAGCGATGTTCGCGCCGTATCAAGTGTAACGATGTACATACCACTCGGCTTAAAGTAGATATTCACGTCATTTAGAATATCTTTAAGAACTTCAAATGTAGACTTTATGGCCGCGGCTTGAACGGTTACAAGTTTCATACTATTTTGTCCACAACTTAATTCTTTATATCCGTATAAGCAGAGTCTTCAACTTTACGACTAATTTTTGCCTGAAGTTCTGCGGTCATAGGTGGTTGTAATGACCTTCCATATTCTTCTATCGTGAACATATCACTCGTTCCTTCACCGTCAAGAGTTGTTGTATTTACACTACCCCCAAATCCACATGTTTCAAGATCTTGTACTGGTAGAAGTGATTCTAACCAATTGTGGATTTCTTTACCGACAAGGATCTTCCCATGTTTAGTCAACATGGTAGGAACCCTCGTAATTTTTGATCTATACTGTACAGGAATACCCAGTTCAGATACATTATGATATTGTACGATCTGCTTCAATTGACTATGACTGTTTATGAAAGTTACCACATCCATACTATGTTTACACTTTGGGCTGAAGACTAAAAGTGACATCTAAATTATCATGTTAAAAAAAATTGGTAAATTACACACGATTTTTTTGAAGGTCTATATTAAATGATAAACATCTTGTTATTCATACTGGTCATTTTGTTAGTGATGTCCAGGGAAGAGAAGTACTCGGTCGCTTCGAAAGAGAGTGGTGCGATCGTACTCAACGATCCATTACCTAACATGGTAGAGTATGTACAAACAAAAGCGATCGTAAATCACGACATAATGGAGTCACTCGTACTCACGACGAGTAAGTATATCAAAGAAAAGACAGGAATTAACAATTACATCATAGAGACAAGTGGTTTGAAACAATTCAGACACAAACAAAAAAACCATGCTATGTACAGGTGTATGTTCATGGTTTTAAAGCGAGGTGGATTCCCATACGGTTTTATGGTGGCCGTTGATATCCTGGTCACGGATGCGAGTTCTATAGGTAAAGCGGGTAAGCCTAACACTAGGGTTATAAGCGCTCGATCTCAGCCGATGAATGTTAAACCACCCGCGGATAGAACCCCGTTTGAAAGTACAATTCAGGGCCACGAATACATACCGTTTGACGAAATTAGTAAAAGTGAGGAAGAATTGCTAAAAAATAAGTCCAGCTAATATTAATGATAAGCGTAGAGGAGATCTCGCGAATAACTAATAACAGGAATCGTATGAAAAAGGAGACATACGTGGAGTTATATAAACAAATTTCGCGTAAAGTGCGGAGAGCGGTTGAGTCTCAGAAAAGAAGAGTTGCGTTTGAGGTGCCTGCATTTATAGTAGGGTATCCGACGTATGATCGTTTAAAAGCAACGTCTTATCTCAAAAGACAGTTGGAGTTGAGTGGATTCATCGTACATATAACAGGCAATTTTGAATTCACTATCACATGGAAAATTAAAAGGGACAGGGAGCCACAACCGGGGTCGATAGATCATATAGAAGATTTCCCCACATTGGTTAATCTTAAAAAGGTCGCAAATAGGTACAGGAGAGATGCGCAGTAACGCTGATAAAAAAAGACCAGTCTATCATAAATGGATAATTTGAACATTTTAGTCGAAGCTAAGCGCGAATACATGGAACAGTTATGCATTCTTATGTGTCCAGTTATGATCGAAGTTTTTGAAGATATGTATACAGAAGCTCAAAAGTTATCTAAAGGTCGTAAAGTCCTGTTGATGTTCCAGAATTTATTGAAAGACGTCCCCGAGTGGAACGAAACAATGGCTAGGCAGCATACAGAGAATATCGCCGCGCGATGTGCGTGGTTTAGGGATCTCGTCGCCGCGGTCTTTGTCAGTTCTGTAAAGATCCTGTCGGCCGTTCGACTGAGTTCCGATTCTAAGAAGATGTCCGTCAAACTCCCTACGAATGAAATCTTCATTCACACGTGTTATAAGAACGCTGCGAAGGATGTTTACCGAGATCCGTATGTTTTCACCGATAGTCAATCAGAGCATGCTCGCAACGATAAACTGTACGAACGATTCACTGCGTGTGTGGAGACGACCGTAAAAGAGTTAATCCCAGTCCAACAGATTTTACAGACATACATGTCTTCTAACGGAGAAGATATACTGGATCCCCAAGATGCTAACATGGTTGAGGATAATATCGAAGAGTACGACGAAGAAAACCCAGGTGAAATGGGAGGGGGTTTCGAGGGTCAGCCAGAAGAAGGAATGGAAGGTGGTATGGATGGTGGTATGGAAGGAGAAGGAATGGAACACCCCATGGGTGATATTGAAGATGAAATGGGAGAACCATCTGAAGAGTATCAGGAGCAGATGGAACAGCCCATGGAAGAGTATGAAGCACCTCAGCAACCAGCAGCTGACCCATTTCAGAACGAATTTAGAACCGTGAATACTCGACCCCAGCAGCACCAGGGTCCGAGTGGCGACCTATTCGCAGATGCAGCAGACACCAGGAGTAAAAAACTCCGCTATTAAATATGGACGAATACTTCCGCGATCCAGGTTCCGCGGCCATAATTGCAGCCGGTCTTACCGCTTTATACATTCACGGCAAAGCTCGTCTCAATGATGAGGGTACTCTCTCTACGAGCGCTTATGCCAAACCAGCTGCATTAGTAGCTATACTAGTCTATTTTATCATATCTAACGGCTTAGGTAAACGTGAAACAATTTCTACCGACCCCTTTTGAGTAACTTAAAGATTAATCGCAACATATGTTATATATGACTTCCGTTACAGCGTTTAACGACATGATGGGCCAATTTCTCATGGAACTACACAAAACCTTCCCAGAAGAGAAGGGTCTCAAAAAGTACATCGCTGCTTTTGAACTTATGAGATCCGCCAATGGTAAGATGATTGTTGATGGTTTCATGGAAAACGTCGCTCCTCATGTGGATAAGATCAACTCTAAGGATGAATCCTTTTTCCTTGAACACGCAGAAAATATCGAATTTCTGAAGGATATCAATCTTAAAAACTGCTGGCCCAAGGCGTCTGCCGGTACTAAGGATGCTATCTGGCAGTATCTCCAAACGCTATACATGCTCGGTACTACTATCACATCAATCCCAGCGGACACACTTAACATGATCGAGACGGTCGCCAAGCAATGTGCGGACAAGCTGTCCAACGAAGACGGTGAACTCGAAATCGACGAGAATAAGCTTATGCAGTCTATGCAGGGGCTACTCAGTGGTATGTTGAAAAAATAAACTAAGCATAATATAAATGGTCTCACTGTTTGTGGATCCAAAGCAGGTTGTCAGGTCTGATAAAATTACCGAATTTTGGCCCACTAATCAACAGACGACGGTCGAAAGGGTAAATGCCACAGCACGATTCGTCATTTATGCGACATGCATTTTGTATCTCATCAGACGAGATATACGCATTTTTATATTAGGGGCTACGGTCCTCTCAGTTTTATATGTAATGGAAAAGTCTAAAATGATCAAGGGAAAGAAAGCGAAGAAGGAGACGTACGTTCCAGAGTGTCAGCTTCCCACGGTTGATAACCCTATGGCGAATGTTTTGATGAGCGACTACGATGGTCGCCCGGATCGTCCTTCAGCTTGTGGATATGAGACAGTTCGTGATGAAGTGAATCATATGTTATCAGGCCGTATTCCCTATGGTCCGCAAAAGTCTCGTTCTCCCATGCCCGATACCCAACGAAATGCATTTTCTAGGCAGTTCGTTTCGGGTCCCGTGACGAATATTCCGGGTGATCAGACCGCTTTTGCGGAATGGTTATATGGTGAGAAAGGTGCCCCGATTTGCAAGTCCGATCCGAGTTTGTGCAATGTCAATGCTCGAGGAGTGCAATTAGAAGCCTTCGGTGGTTTAGATCCGAGTGGTGATATGCGTGGTGGTATGTTCGGTGGAGGTAATGGTCCGGCTTAGATAGATAATATTCTTATGTAATAATAAATGGCGTATCAGCTTCAACCAGGATTGAAAATTGTCGAAAACCCCGCTCGCCCTTCTGTATGTGCTACGGAAGAGGTATTCACTTACCCCCAGCCCAGTACCCTTAACTATGGTTCTAGTAGACCCAACACTATGTTATACGGTACTTCTCCTTTCATGGCGGGTAAGGGTGCCCCCGCTCAGTTTATCGAGACGAGTGACATGCTCCGCCCTCAATCCACGTCTAGATTTAACAAGGTCGTCGCTCAGACGTATGAACAGAATTTATTCCCTCTCCAAGACATGAAATGTAAGCTTCCTCTCAACACGATGCAATATGATCCCGTCAGCACCACAGCCGAAACTCAAAATATGCAGTTCATGAAGCGATATCCTGGTCAATAAAAATCTCTTCTAAAATTAAGAATGGCGGATCCACTTTCGTTAGTAGCTATCGCCGGATTGGCATACGCAGGAAAAGTTTTAAGTGAAAAAAAGAAGACCGAGGAGTACAACTTGGCCGTTCAACAGGCGTCTATCCCTGTAATGCAGGAAGAGGTACCCAATGTACTGTCTCCCAAACCCGTTAGTTTATCTAATTTACCCGATCCAAAGGTTGAGGTAAATAATTTTTCGGATATTGCACCACAGGGGCGTTCGAGTGGTGGTGAAGTTTTAGAAATGCGTGATCGTATGTTTGATGGCGGTCGCATGAATAACCTTTCCCCTGTGGAGAGACAACAGGTGGGTCCGGGTATCGCGGTTGGTCCCGATGTTCCAGCAGCGGGTGGTTTCCACCAGATAGTGCGTGTGAATCCTGAAAATGTGGGTGCGTACAGAATGACTACTTTACCCGGTAGAAGTGGCCCGGCGCATGATATTTTCGGTGGTCGGCGTGGTAAGATGGGTGAGATTGCGAATAACCGTCCCGAAAAGACTGCGTATCTCCCTGAACGTCGTCCAGTCGCCGGCGCCAAGTCCCAGGGTTTTGGTGGCCATGTTCCCAGGGGTGAGCATGTGAACGGTAAACGTGTTACCAACCGTTCAATGACCGGTTCTCGTAACGACGGCCTCGGATTTAATGGTGCTAAGCGCACTGTATCTGCACTTCAACACGTAGCGGATCCCACTCGTAACAAGAAGGATGGTAATGTCGAACAATACATGTATAACAACCAGCTTGCTCCCGGTATAAGCACTTTCTCTCACGGTCACGTCATGGCCCCCGCTTCTCAACTCAGAGAATCTCAAGCTATGTCTCCCCAGCGTCCGTACACTTCCGAGGAGTTGTTTGCATATGGCTTCCGCCCTGATGACCGTCGTGGTAAGGCGAATAGAAATGGTAATGCTGGTCGTATGAATGTTCGCGCGGGACCCCTTAACCAAGGTGGTATGCCCACGGCTATGCGTTTCGACACTACTCGTATTGATGGTCGCACGGGTCCTCTTAACGGTGGATGGACACAGCAATACGATAACAATAAGTATTACAATTTCAATCACTACAAGGGCAACGCCAACCCGTATGCCACGGATCACAGTCTCAACGTGGCCAAGCAACAGCTTCAGAACAACCCCCTCACCCAACAGATCATGTAAACAATTTCATCTTTTGCATAAACACACTGATTAAAATATATCCCCTTA